TTTCTGCTCCAAACGTGGTGACCACATCTGCTGCAAACACTTATACCGCACTACAAAGATTTAGTGCAGGATTGTCTGCAAGTAATGGCACTTTTATAGGCGGAATCACAGTAGATACTGGTACTTCTGGTCTTAGTGGACTTCCAATAAGTAGAGGTAATAATGGAGTATTAGGATGTATTGCAATTGGTGCTAGTGCTTTAGTTTCTAATTCAAGCGGTGGGTCAAACACAGCAATTGGAAACAGTGCACTACAAAACACTACTACAGGTGCAACTAATACTGGTGTTGGTTTTGGAATTTTAACAGCCAATATTTCAGGTTCAAACAATACTGGTGTTGGTGCTTCTATATTGGCTGCACTAAACGATGGCGGTAATAATACTGGTGTTGGTACCAGTGTGTTGACATCTGCAACAACCGCATCTAATAGTACTGGAATAGGTTATTTGGCTGGTGGCTCGGTTACCGGAGTCACTAACGGTGTGTTCATAGGTGCGAATACTACTGCAGCAGGAACCACTTCCATCAATGAGATTGTTATCGGTGCAGGTGCCACTGGTCTTGGTTCTAACACTACAGTTATAGGCAACACAAACACAACAACCGTTAAACTGTACGGCACACTTAACGCAAGTTTAGGTATTACTGCTCCTGGAGCCACGTTTAGTGGTACGATCAGTGCAGCAGGTGCCACGTTTAGTGGTGATATCTCAGTAAATGGAATTTCTTTGGGTCGTGGTGGTGGAAACATTGCATCTAATCTTGGTATTGGTGCTGGTGCTTTATTATCTAATACCAGTGGCTCTATAAGTATAGCAATAGGAACCGATGCATTACGAAACAACACCACTGGTCTGCAAAATATAGCAATTGGGCCTAATGCATTAAAACTAGCCAATACAAGCTCAAACATGGCAATTGGTAATGGCGCAATGGCAAAAACTACAACTGGTGACGCAAATATTGCTATTGGTGCAGGTGCTATGGCGAACAATCAAACGGGTACATATAATCTTGCCATTGGAACTGATTCAATGTCGCTGTCAAATAGCGGATCTTATAATATGGCACTTGGGAGAGTATCTTTATATAGAGTGAATAGTGGTAATTATAACGTTGGTGTTGGTTACGGATCATTAGACAAAGTAACTTCAACATCTAATAATACCGCAATAGGTTACTTGGCTGGCTATGATAAATCGGGAACAAATAATGGTATTTATATTGGTAGTAATGCAGTATCTTCTGCTAATAATCAAACAAATGAAATAGTTATAGGTACAGACGCAGTGGGTGCTGGTTCCAACACAGCAGTGATTGGTGCCACCCTGCAACAACAAGCCAGAATTTTTGGTGTACTGTATCCTACAGCTGGTATTACTGCTCCTGGAGCCACGTTTAGTGGTCTTGTATCTGTTGGTGGTTTGAGTGCAGGAGGTGCCACATTCTCTGGTATTGTATCACTAAACGGCCAAACATTCACAAATGTAGTGTCTTCTTTTAACGGATTGACTGGTGCTGTCTCTGGTGTTACCACAACAGTGGCAAACGTATTCACAGCGTTACAACAATTTGCTGGTGGAATTTCTGCTAGTGGTGTTACTTTAACAGGCAGTTTCAGTGGAACAACCGCATCATTCTCCAGACTGCTTACTGCAAGTGCAGGTATAAGTGCTGCTGGTGCCACTTTCTCTGGACCTATTCAAAGTACATCAGGTGCCACGTTCTCTGGACCTATTTTCTCTCCAACTATAACCGCTATTCAAAATATTTTAGCCACAGGTATTACTGCTTCTTATAGTATGGTGACTGGAGTAACACTTACTGGTGGATTCTTGCAATTTACAACAACCACATTAAATTTTGGTAATGGTCTTTTAACTGGAAGTGCAGGCGGAAGTAATATAAATATATCAACCACAACTTGTCCATAATATATGCCTTTATATGTAAAAAATAATGCTTTACTTAAAGTAGGATCTTCTCTTTCTGCTGGTTCAAATTGTTGCTGTGGGGCTAGTACATGCGGTAATTTTTTCCACTTTGGAACTTGTGCTAAATGTTCAGATTTTGGTTATACCATTGAAGAAGAACAAGATTGTAAAGACGTCGTTGATGCCTATCACAGCGATCCAAGTACTAGTTGTACATACAAATGGATTGGAACTACTGCACAATGTCTCTGTAACACTACAGATACCGAATGTGAGTTAATACAACAAACAAATAATACAGTTTGGTCGCAATATCAAACCAAAACAAAATCATGCGGAGATGGAATTCCTGGCAATCCTTGCACATCTGTTATATGGTGTCCTTGTGAATCGGAACCACCATGTCCACCAGGAACGTTTACACAGGGCGGGCAAATTTACGATGTATACCAAAATGCTTTAGATTGTTCAAATCTTGGCGATCCAGTTGTATTCTTTAATTGTGGAAGTCGAAGTGCTGATGCTGGCGTAGGACCTTTCTGTAACGTTATTTAAGGTTTAAAAAATATATTATGAATGTAGCAATGTCATATTGGACCCGGGGTGGAAAATCACGATTGTCGCATTACGATATAAATATGCATCAATTATCGTTGCACTATGCACTCAAGCATTACGGTAAAGTGCATTTATACACCGATGAAGAAGGTGCGGAAAGACTTAAAGAATTGCCATTTACTTCTGTATCTACAGAGCTTAAAGATTTACCAAAAGTTAATACATATTGGTCGCTTGGCAAAATTTATGCGTATAAATTATTGGCCGATAAAAAACAGCCATTTTTACATTTAGATTCTGATGTTTTTCTTTTTGAGCCACTTCCCGAACAACTTTTGAACTCTCGTGTGTTTGCACAGCATTTGGAAGGCCAACCTGGCGTAGGTGTGAATGAAAAGTATCTGCTTAAACATTTTTATGAAGTTTTTACTTATGCGCCTTTTGTATATACTGAACCTTCTTTTGCTCCAAATATGGGAATATTTGGTGGAACTGATACAGATTTTATTGGCCGTTATGCTATGACCGCTCTTAAATTTTGCCTGGATCAATCAAAAGCTCTTATTCAAGATTTTTTATGGAAACGAGTAGGAGAATTGACCAATCAACCAACAGACTGGGTAAGGGCAGCAATTTCAGAACAATATATTCTTTGGGCACAGGCTCAACAAGATAATGTACCTATTGAATATTTAATGACAGACGAAGAAAGAATTCGTGAAACTGAAAGAACTGATGGCGAACCTCCTGTTTATACACATCTTACTACGCACAAGTCAAATCCTGGTGTTATGGATAGTCTTATTCGTCGTCTTATAAATTTAAATTTGCCAGTAGCAGCTGGAACAGAAGAAAAAATTAAAAGCCCAGAGCAACCTCTTATTCGTAAAGATTTTATGTATTATACGCAAGGAGCAATTAAAGCTTTAAAAGGAGCGATGCGAGAGGAAACCGAACAATCTAAAGCTCGTCTTGCTATATGTGGTGGTTGCGACCAATGGACAGGAAAAAGTTGTAAACAATGTGGCTGCTTTACTGCTTTAAAAGTAAAAATTCCAGAAGAAAAGTGTCCTCTAGGAAAATGGTAATATATTAAAAATAATATTATTTGCTTTTTACTTTTTGTATGATATATTTTAATGGAGATACATTATGGGATGTGGATGCAATAAAAATAAACAAAATCAAGAGTTCAGGAAAGAACCGCCAGAACAGCAAGTAAAAAATATTCTTTCTACTAAACTTGGTCTTGTTCAAAGTTTTGCTCAAGCAATAGTTTCTAGAGGATTTACTAACAATAAAATTGATACACCTACCAAACAGCTGCGTGTTTTAGGTTGTTTTGGTAATCAAGCTGGTGGTGGAGAACTGCCTCCGTGTCAACACCTAAAAGCCAGTGAAACACCAGGAAAGTTTTACTGTGGTGGGTGTGGATGTGGCGATTCTGCCAGAACTTGGTTGACCAGTACTTCAGACGAGTACAGTAAGTTAGACTATCCTAAACTAAACTGTCCGTTAAAAATGCCTGGATTTACTAACTACGAAACCAGCCTTCCTGAAGAAAAAACTGAACCAATTAGCAGAAAATATTATATTGAAAATATTGATTACGCAGAAGTTGCCAAAATTGATGTGAATACACACGCACCACCTGAAGGCACCAATTTAGAATAATACAGATTCTTCAACTATTAAATGCCATAAATAATTTAGAATTATGGCAACACCATCCTCCAGAGAATCAATAATACAGTACAGTCTGCGTCAATTAGGCGCGCCGGTTATCGATATCAACGTCGATTGGGAACAGTGCGAAGACCGGTTAGACGATGCACTTCAATACTTTACAGAACGCCACTTTGATGGTGTGGAAAAAGTATTTTTTAAATATCAGTTAACACAAACTGATATTACTAACAGATATATTAATACTGAAAGTATTCTTTCGCCAAATGAAGTAGACGGACCAACCGGTAAAGAAATAGTTTCCGTAATTAAAGTTTTACAGTTTGGTCAATTTAGCAACATCAACATGTTTGACGTTCGTTATCAATTAGCACTAACCGACTACTTTGGTATTAATAGAAATCTTAGTGGAACTAACGCTTTGGGTTTGGCTTCTTACGATTCCACTAAACGATACATTCAGTTAATACAAGATTTATTTCAACCAGAAAAAACTGTGGTGTTTAGTAAAGTAACTAACAGATTATATCTTGATATGAATTGGGGCCAAGAAACAAAAGCCGGAGATTGGATTTGTATTTGGGCGTATGCTGCTTTAGATCCAGAAAAATACACTGAAATTTTTAATGATCGCTATTTAAAACGATACGTAACAGCTTTAATCAAACGCCAATGGGGAGCAAACATGGCAAAGTTTGACGGTGTTGCGCTACCAGGTGGAGTTGTTATGCGCGGTGGTCAAATTTACACGGAAGCAATGAATGAAATTGCCAGAATAGAAGAAGATGTTCTACGTAGTTACGAACTGCCGATAGATTTCATGACAGGTTAATATGCCCATAAATCCGTATTTTAAAGATTATTCTGGTGAACAAGACGTAACCGAAGATCTGACCATTGAGATTATTAAAACCATGGGCAGAGAAATGTACTATGTTCCCAGAAACATGGTGGAATTTGACAAAATATTTGGAGAAGGAACTCAAGTATCATATAAAGATTCTGTACCATTAGAAATGTATATTGATTCTGTTTCTGGATTTCAAGGCCAAGGCGATATAGCAAGCAAATTTGGTATTGAAATTAAAGACAATGTATTTTTAACTCTTTCTAAAAAGAGATTTGTGCAAGAAGTGCAAACCAGATTTCCGGAGATTACCAGACCAAGAGAAGGTGATTTGATTTATTTTCCGCTTTCAAAATCCATGTTTGAAATAAACTTTGTGGAACATGAAAATCCTTTTTATCAATTAGGAAAACTTTACTCTTACCGACTAACTTGTGAGCTGTTTACTTACGATCAGGAAACGGTTTCTACAGGAACTACTGATATTGATGCTACAGAAACCGAAAATCGTCAATACACACATCGATATTCTGTGTCTAGTGATATAACTGGCATCACTTCTCATACTTACTATCCAGGAGAAGTTGTTTATCAGGTTGTAGGATTTACTGGGCAGAATGCAGCACTAGAGGACGCAACAGCAACTGCAACTGTTGCTTTGACGCCCACATTACCTAATATTGATTTGATTTACATTACTGGCACTTTTGAAAGTGGAGATACTATTAAAGGCGTGGACAGTGGTATTGAGTGTATCATGAACGCTGACAACGGACTTACAAATACGCTGGTGATAACTAATAATGAAGACAAAACTGTTGCTGGTGACAATGATGAAATAGAAGCAGAAAGCGATAAGTTGGACGTATTTAATTTCACAGAAACTGATCCTTTTTCTGAGGGTAATTACTGATGTTTACTCATTTTAAAAACGATTCTATTAGAAAATTAGTAATTGCTTTTGGTAGTCTTTTTAATAATATTCAATTAGAACAACAAGACGAAAACGGCGATGCGCGATTATTCGCTGTTCCTTTAACTTACGCTCCTAAAGAAAAATTTATAAAACGTTTAACAGAACCCAGCTCTATAAGCGATAAAACTCGTATAGAAATTTCACTGCCTCGCATGTCGTTTGAGTTAGCTTTACTGGCATACGATCCAACCAGAAAATTTAATAAAACAAATACAACCGTAAAAACAGGAACTACAGATATTTCTACCAGTTATGCTGAAGTTCCTTATAATTTTGGTTTTAATTTAAACGTGTTTACCAGAAATTTAGAAGAAAATTTGCAAATTATGGAACAAATTCTTCCATATTTTTCTCCTGAATTTGTTATTTCTATAAAAATGAATAATCTACAACAAAAAGTAAATGTTCCAATTTCCATAGCAAATACTACACTTACCCAAGAATACGAAGGTGATTTTAGCACCAGACGATTTATAGTAAGTACCTACCAATTTATTGCAAAATCATTTATTTACGGAAAAACCAGTACAGGTCCTATGGTTACTGCATCAAACTTGAATATATTTGATACTACAGGTATAACTTTAAATACTCAAATAGGAATTACTTAATAGATATTAATATATGGAATCCTCTGATATTATTTCTCAAAATTTTGGTATTGAATTTAAAGGCCCCGAAATAACACCAATAGTAAAAAAAGCAGACAATACTGCTGGTGTTAGTTTGGATGCAGATTTTAATTATGTCAGAGACAACATCAAAGGTCTTATCGATAATGGTTCTTCTGCGGTAGACGAAATTCTTAAAGTTGCAAAAGCTGGTGACTCACCAAGAGCTTATGAAG